CATTTTCAAAGTCGGAAACACCTAGCCACGAGATTTTCAGAAGATGGAAATTGTGAAGTACAGTGCCTAAAGTGCAATATTTTTGATTCGGGTCAGCAATACCTTTTCTCACTTAGACTAGATGAAAAGTATGGTGAAGGTAGAGCTGAAGAACTAGAGCAATTAGCTAGAACTACTTTAAAGATTTCAAGAGTTGAATATGAAGAAAAGATTAGTTATTACAAAAACCTTGTTGAAAACTTAAAAGCTGAAAAACAAATTGCGTAACTATTTAAGTATCTTTGGCGTATGACAGAACCGATATACGCAAATGATGAACACCGAGTTATTATAGATACTTATATTACAATGTGTAAAGAGTTTGCAAAAGAAGTAAGCACTAAAAATAGATATAATAATTATTTAGAAGTGGTTGATATAATAACGGAATATTCAAATAACTATGGTTCAGGCACAAGAGAAAATAATTTCTGGGATTGGATGCTAATTATTCCAATTAATTTAGCAGTTGCAACAAACGGATTCTTTGCAGGAGTAGAAACAAGAAGTAATGCAGCAGTTGTAAGAGCATATCGAATTGTTTTAGATGAACTAGTACAAGATACAGTTACAAAGATAGATAAGATAGAACCAATTAATGACTGAGATATATTTAGAAATATCAAAGCTTACTGATAAGTTTAGGACTATGGCTTACGGACTGACATCAGATGAAAATGAAGTAAATGAAAGTGTACAAGAACTTATGTATTATTTTCTTAATATGAACCAAAAAACTTTATCAGATATTTGGGATAAAGATAAAGCACAAGGAATTATAAGATATGGAGCAGTTGCTTTAAGACGAGCTTTAACAAGTCCAAGAAGTAACTACTATTATAAGTACAAGAAGTATTACACGCATATAGACAGTTTAACAAGTGCAGTTACTTATAATGAAATGGAAACTGGAGAAACAATACCATCTAAACATCTATACAACCTGCCTAATGAACTTACTGATGATTACGTATGGACTAGCCTTGAAAAGATAGATGTAGCTTTAGAAGACAATTTTTCGTGGTATGATAAAAAAGTATTTGAGCTTTATTACTATGAGGGTAATACATTAAGCTCACTAGCTGCAAAGACTGGAATAAGTAGAAACAGTTTATATACAACAATAGATAAAGTAAGAACTGAATTAAAATATAAGTTAAGTGAATAAATTTTTTGTACCTAAAGATATATATGAAGACAGAATATCTATTTGTAAAGGTTGTACTTACTATTCAAGTGTACTTGGTAATTGTAAAATTTGTAAATGTTTTATGAAAGTTAAAGCTAGAATTGCTCCTATGGAATGTCCAAAAAAGTATTGGCTTAAGACAAAAGAAGTAGAAGTAATTAAAGATATACCAAAAGAAATAATGGAAGAAATAGTAATATTATGGGAAGACTTAAAAACTGGTAGAGCTAGACATTTTGATGCAAAAAGTAAAATGATAACTATCTACAATACTTTACACAATACTAATTATCAAACCGGTACAAATTGTGGAAGTTGTCTAGCTGCTTGTTTTAATGGAATAAAAAAAATATATAAAGAATACACAAGTAATAATTAATAATAAATAAAGGGTAAGACCTAAGAGCTTTTAATTTTACAGGCTTGTGTAGTAGAGGGGGGGTGTGGTTACCTCCCCAATACAATTAAAAATAGTAATAATGAAAATAATAGTAATATGGCCGTAGAAAGAACATACAAAACAATTAAGTGGGTATTGAAAGGACACATTAAAAATAACGTCAATTCTTTATGGACTTGGGAGGATGATAACTTTACTTGTATCTTTGATACTTATTCAGGAAATCATAGAATATACACAAGCAATCAACTATTAAATCTTTTAACACAATGATTATATTTACTTTAGTAGGGATTATAACAGTATTCTTTTTTATTATGATTATATTTATGACAATTATAGAGAGTAGAATAAAAAACAAACAAAATGAAAAGCTATTTTATAAAATGGATAAAGTAGAAACAAGAACAGGAGGACTAGAAAATGATAGACTAAATGAAAGACAATAGAATCCCTAACTATTACATTGGTAAGGTGTATGGTTATGAAGCAAGGAAAGTAATTGAGGATTTTGATTTATCCTATAATATCGGTACTGCAACCACATATTTGCTCCGAGCAAAAAGGAAGCACACTACAAGTGTTGAGTGCATACAGAAAGCTATAAATCATTTAGAGTTTGAACTTGATAAACTAAAGAGATGAAGATATTGAATTTATATGCTTGTTTAGGTGGTAACAGATACAAGTGGAATGAAGTAAAAGAAGACATAGAAGTTACAGCTATTGAGTTAGACCCTGAGTTGGCTAGACTATATCAAGAACGTTTTCCTAATGATACTGTAATAGTTGCAGATGCTCATCAGTATTTATTAGACCATTACCAGGAGTTTGATTTTATATGGAGCAGTCCTCCTTGTCCTACTCATAGTAAAGTTAGAGTTACACAAAAAAACCAAGATTTTTATATTCCTAAATATCCTGATATGAAACTATATGAGGAAATAATTTTTCTTAAAGAACATTTTAAAGGAAAGTATGTTATAGAAAATGTAATACCATACTATGAACCATTGATACCTGCAATAAAAAGAGGTAGGCATTTATATTGGACAAATTTTAATCTACCTGGAACAATAGACAGAAAGGAAAGTAAAGGCATAATGTGTGGACAAAAAAAAGATGAGTTAAATAAACTTTGCAAATTACACGAAATAGATAAAGACTTTTTATTTTCTTATAAAGGTAAACAATCTAAAACTAAGATAATAAGAAACCTTGTTGACTTTGAAGTAGGGAAAACTATTTTTGAAACTATGCTAGGTATTGTACGAAAGGAAGATGTTAACCAAGAAGAATTATTTTAATATGACATTATACACTTGCGAATGTGGAAATACTAAAGAACTATCTAAAGCTACAATAGTCTATAGAGAAAAAAAATGGGTAGCAAAAGAAGCTGAATGTGAATGTGGTCTTTATATGGATAGTGAACCAACTGAAGGAATACCTACACTACAAAGAACAGAGCCTAGCCTAAGTAAGAACAGAGATAAGCTATGGGCTGGAGCAAAAGAAAAGCTAGTAGGCGAAAGGGGTATTAATGAATCCTTTGACTAATGAAGTTCGTGATAAAGTGTGATAAAGATAAGCAAACCCTAATAAACTATTTAAAGGAATTAGGGAATGACTATTTAGTAGATGTAAAGAAACAAAGAAACACAAGAAGCAATATGCAGAATAACTATTATTGGAGTTGTATAGTACAGACACTATCAAACGAACTAGGCTACTTCCCTGATGAGATACACGATATACTAAAGTTAAAGTTTTCAAGTGAATGGAATAGTATAGAACTAAACGATAGAACAGTAGCAATACAAACAGTTAAGTCTACAGCTAGAATGGATAGCAAAGCCTTTGAGATATATGCAGACCAAATAAGAATGTGGGCAATGACTGACTTAGGTATCAGACTAATGCTTCCAAATGAATACGAATAATTTCTATTATATAATATGGAAACAGAACAAAAGAGGACACAGGAAGGCAAAAAGAAGCTATTAGCAGCACTAGAGATGTCATTGGGTATTGTAACAGAAGCTTGTGAGAAAGCAGATATTACAAGAAGCCGACACTATGCTTGGATGCAGAGTGATGAAGAATATAAGAAAGCTGTAGATGATATTGATAGTAAGTTTATTGACTTTGCTGAAACAAGTCTAAAGAAACAAATTAAGGAAGGGAACACAACAGCTACTACTTTCTTTTTAAGAACAAGAGGACGTAAGCGTGGATATAATGAGAAGCAAGAAATAGACTTAACTTCAGGAGATGAAAGAATTAAAATAAATATAAATCTTGGAGATTAAATCTGAATTATTAGAAATTAATCCTCAATTTACTCCTAAACAAAAAGAGTGCTTAAAGTATCTATTTGATAATAAGACTAAAGAGGTTTTATTTGGAGGAGCAGCAGGTGGTGGTAAGTCTTGGGTAGGTTGTAGTTACTTAATTACTATGTGCCTTCAATATCCAAAGACAAGATACTTGATGGGAAGGTCAAAGTTAGATGCTTTAAAAAAGACGACATTAAATACATTCTTTGAAGTATGCACCGAGTGGAACTTAAAAGCTATTAAGGACTACACGTTTAATGGTTCTAGTAATGTTATAACCTTTTACAATGGCTCTGAGATAATCCTTAAGGACTTGTTCTTATACCCATCCGACAGAAACTTTGATAGTTTAGGTTCATTAGAAATAACAGGAGCTTTTATTGATGAAGCAAATCAGATAACTGAAAAAGCTAAGAACGTAGTAGCTTCAAGACTTAGATACAAGCTTGACGAGAATGGATTAATACCTAAGATGCTTATGACTTGCAACCCTGCTAAGAACTGGGTATATTCTGAGTATTACAGACCTGCACAAGACAATACAATAAAACACTACAGAAAGTTTATACAGTCTTTAGTGATAGACAATAACTATATCTCTAAGCATTACGAAACTCAGCTATCTCAATTAGACGAACTAAGTAAGCAAAGACTTTTATTTGGTAATTGGGAATATGATGCTACT